GCCCGTCTCGGAGCGTGCGGAACTGCTCGGCGCTGGCGGGCATCTCGTAGCCGAGGTGCTCGAGCTGATCGGTGAGCACCATCACCGATTGCGCGGAGTTCCCGAGCGCGAGCTGCCGGCGCTCCTCGGCGCTGTAGAGCGCGTCGTGGTAGCGCGTCTCGGCGGCCTGGAAGGCGTCGAGCCCGCCGACCATGTCTATCAGCGAGTCGGCGACCGCTTGCGCCCCGAGGGCGGCGGGGTCGAACTGACCGTTCGCGAAGCGCGTCGCGTGAGCCACGCTCTCGAGCGTGAGCACCTGGGCACGCGCCGCCGCCTCCATCTGCTCGCGCGCGGCAATGCTCGCGTTGTCGACCGCCACGACCGAGTCGGCGAAGTTCGCGACGCTCGCCGCCGCGTCGCTCGACGGGTCAAGTGATTGCCACAGCGCGTAGAGTTCCTCGCGCGTGTTGACGATTCCGTCCGCCCCGCCGAAGGTGGCTCGCTGAAGCGCGGTGAGCCCGTCGTTGAACGTCGCCACGCCTCGCTCGGCCTGCTCGAGCGCCATCGCGCTGCGCTCGGCCTCGGGCACGACCTCGGCGAGGAAGAAGCTCATCTTCGACATCGCCTCGTCCACCCCGCCGAGCGCGTCGGCGAGCGAGGCGGCCGAGGCGACGATCGCCCCGGAGGTGCCCTCGAGCGCCGCCCCGCTCTGCTCGAGCATCGGCACGAGCGTGCTTCCCACCTGGGCGAGCTTGTCCCACGTCTCGATCAGATCCTCGGCGGGCGCGTTGGCGAGATCGAGCGCCTCGCTGACGTACCCTTGCAACTCGGGTCCGAAGGTTTCGAACGCGCCGAGGTAGGCCTCGCGTGAGAACCGCTCGATACCGCGCTGCACCCCCTCGGCGCTGTTCGTCAGATCGATGTCGGCGACCGCCGCGTCCATCGTCTGCTCCATCGTCGTGACGAACTCGTTCGGCAACGCGACGCCCATGTCCCGCATCTGCCCGATCAGCGTGCCGCGGGTCTCGGTCAGGACGGCGTCGGCTTCGGTGCGAAGGTTCTCGGCGCGCTTGATCGCCGCTCGCAAGTTGCCCGAGATCGAGCCCATGCTGCCGATCGCGTCGCTGAGCAGGCCGACGCCGACGACGGCCGTGCCGGCGATGGCGGCCAGGCCGCCGATGCTGCCCGTCAGGCCGGCGAGGCCTCCGCCCGTAGCCGCCCCTTGCATGCCTGCGGCGGCTCGTGCGCCGCCCGCCGGCGTCGCCGCGCCCGGCTGCGCAGGTGCACCGCCGAGCCCGAGCGCCCCGTTCAGGATGCCCGTTGCGCCCGTCATGTCCGTCCCGCCGATCCCGAGCGAGACCATGATCCGGTTCGCCGCGAAGTCGGCGACGACACCCTTGAGCCAATCACGCATGAAGTCGCCGATGTTCCCAAGGGCGTCCTTGATCGACGAGGCGTCCTGAAGCGCGCGCGAGAGTCCGAGCTCGATTCGCCCGGAAGCATCTTCGGCGAGCTCGACCAGCGTGCCGAAGACACCACCGGCGGTGTCCGCGAGCGCGCCCGCGGCGTCGCCGACGAGACCCACACCGCTCGTGATCCCGCCCGCAAGGCCTTCGGCGGCCCAGCGCCCGAACCGGAACAGCAACCGCGAGGGGGAGCGGATCTCGAGCGGCTCGGTCACGCCGTCGGAGACGGCTTGCGCGAGGGTCTCGGATCCGGCCCGGACGCTGTTCGCTCCGTCCCGGAGTCCGCCATCGAGCCCCTCCGCACCGCGTTGTCCGGCGTCCCACATCGTCGTCGAGAGCGCCGAGAGCTCGTCGGCGGCCGCCCGCGGGATCGGCGCGAGCATCGTGCGCGTGGCGCGCTCGACGTCGCCTGCGCCACCCGAGAGCGCCGTCGCCGCCGTCCGCGGCATGAGCTCGGCGACGTCGCGGGTCTGCTTCTCGAGATCGTCCCCGACGCCCGGAATCCAGCCAAACATATCGACGAACGCGAGCTTGATCGACTCGTACTGCTCGCCGAAGCTGCGCCGGAGCACCTCGCCAACCTTCGGGCCGATCTCCCCGAGCGCTGTCCCGATGTCGAACACGAGGGTGTCGGCCGTCTCGACGATCGTCTCCCAGGCGCCGGAGAAGTCCCCGCGAAGCACCTGCAAGCCCGTCGTGACGGCGCCCGTGACGAGCGTCCAGCCGAGCGAGACAGCGTTCTTCATCGTCGTGAAGGCGAGATCGACGATGGCGGTGAGGCGCCCCCAACCCTCGACGGCCATGTCCCGAAGCGTCGGGTAGATCACCCGGAAGGTCTCGATCCACTCCCCGGCGAACGTGCTGATGCTGGCCGAGGCGGTACTGATCGCGCCGGGGAGCTCGTCGAGGAGCACGCCGAAGGCGTCGCCGAGCGCGCCGACGACGACACCGGCGCCGATCTCGATATCGCGCCAGATCACCGCAAGGTCGTCGGCGAATCCCGTCTCGGCGAACTTGCCCGTGATGCTGTCCCACTCGAGCTCGACCGTTCTCGAGAGCGTCCGCATCGCCTCTCCCGCCTCGCCGAGCTCGGTGGCGTCGACGGCGAACTCGATGTCGGTCCAGCTTCCCTCGATCCCCTCGATCCGGTCGGAGAGATCGTCGATCAGGCCCGACGCCCCGCGGAGGGCGATCCCGAGCCCGTCGGCCGCCCCCGAGTTCCCGAACACGGTGCGCTGGAGGCGTCCGAACGAGTCCCCGAGGTTCGAGAACGCCCCGTTCAGCGTCGTCATCTGGTCTTCCATGGCGCCGGCGAACTGCACCTCGCCGAGCCCGAGAAGATACCCCTCGATCGCCGAGGCCTCCTTGGCGACGCTCGTCGTCACGCCCTGGAAGGTGAAGGCGACGTTGTCGCCCTCGCTCTTCGCCTTGATCCCGAACTCCTTGAGGCGCTCGAACTCGCCGACGGCGGCGTCGGCGACCGCCTCGACCATCTGATTGAGATCGAGCCCCATCGCCGCGGCGGTGTTGCCGTAGCTCTCGAGCGCGCGCATCGAAGGATCGAGCCCGAGGGTCTTCAGCTTCGTGAAGCCCCCGACCGCTTGCTCGAGGTTGTAGGGGGTGGATTTCGCGAACTCGGTGATCAGACCGAGCGCCTCGTCGGCCGCCTCGGCGCTACCGGTGACGGTGAGGAGGCGCTTCTCGAACGTCTCGAACTCGCGATACGCGTTGACGGTGTCGGTGACGAGCACGCCGAGCCCGAGCGCACCGATCGCGCCCCCGAGCCCGCCGAGCTTGGTCGCGAGCCCGCCCATCGCCCCCGAGGCGAGACCGATTCCGCCGGACGCCGTACGCATCCCGCGGTTGAGCCCGTCCCCGGAGCGCTCGCCCTGGCGCTCGAACTCCTGCCCCGAACGGCGGAGCTCCTCGAGCTGGCGCGAGGCGCGCTCGAGCGCCCCGGTGTCGACGTTGAAACTGAGATCGCCGACCTCGCTCACGGTGTCACCCGGCCGAGGCGATCAGCGCACCGATCCGCACCCGATCGATCTGCTCGCGCACCGCGTCGTCCTCGTCCTCGATCGGCCACGGCGCATCCGGCGTGTTCGCGGTGTTCGCGTACGCCTGCGACATCATCCGAAGCGCGCGCGCCTCGCGTGCGCTCGGCTCGAAGCGTCGGAGCTCGGCCCAGGCGCGCACCTCGCGGTGCGAGAGCGGAGCAACGCCCATCCCGGTTCGCTCGACGCAGCCGAGCTCGGCGAAGAACGCGCACAGGTGCTCGACCTCCGCCGGCACCGGCGGGGGCTCGACCCCGTAGAGCACCCCGTTGGGGTGCCGGGCATCGGTGGGCGTCTGGGCGCACCAGGCGAGCGCTGCGGCGTAGTCGAGGAGCGCGGCGAGCGCCGCCTCCTCTACGCGGCCGCCTTGTTCGTGAAGTTTCCCGCCGTCCAGACGAAATCGGCGACCTGGCCTCGAAGCGGGTCAACTTCGTAGAGGAAGTCCCCGGCGTTCTCCGCCGTCATCGTCACCCACTTCCCGCCCGAGTAGAGCTCGCCGCCGACGACCAGGCGCGCGAGCGCCGTGGCGTCCGAGATGCGGTTCTGCTCGATCTCGGTATCCGACGGCGTGTGGTTCGGTTTCTTCCGCGCGTTGCGGTTCGCCGCCTGCGCGGCAACGCGCTTGAACTCGTTGCTGCCCGGCCCGAGGAGGACGAGGTACATCTCGCGCGCCTGCCTGTCCCCCTTCCCCTTCACCCGCACCGGGACCCCCGTGTCCGGGTCGCGAAAGACCATTCGCACGCCCTCGTTCGAGCGCTTGGAGATCGAGAAATCGAGAATGTCGGTCATGGGAATACCTACCGGTTGGGCGGTCTGGGATCGGGAAAGGGGGCGACGGCGCGTTGTTACGCGGCGTCGTTACGGGGCGTCGACGTGGATGTGCGCCGCCTGCGGGAGCAGCTGCACGGCCGCATCGATGATGTCGTCCTGACCGCCGCCGCTGAACTCGTCGAACTTCGCGACCTGCGCCTGGACGTAGATCGTGCCGAGCGAGCCTGGGAGCGTGATCTCGAACGAGCCGACGGCGGTGCGGGACTCCTCGAGGGTTCGGAGGATCGCGTGCATCGCGTGGTCCTTCTTCAAGGCCACCGAAAAGTCCATCGGCATGTACTTCGCCGAGGCCTTCACGTCGACGTTCGTGTCGGAGTCGACGAGGTTGTCGGAGGCGGTGTTCCACATCCGGCCCGCCGCGGGCGCCTGGCGGATCGACGCCTCGCCGCCGACAAAGGTCAGCGCGGCGAAGCCGGTGGCGTCGTTCGTGGCGGGCTTCCCGGCGACTGCCTTGATGGTCAGGCCGGCGTAGGTATTCGTGCTCATGTCGTGGGGCTCTCGAGGTTCAGGCGAACGCCTGCAGGCGCAGGAGCGCCGGGAAGTGCTGCCAGCCGTTCGCGGGCAGCGGTCGGCGCACGGCAGCGGGGTCCGTCACGCGGTAGGTGATGTCGGTGCCTGCGAGCTCGTGCTCGCTCGGGAAGGCGGCGCGCAGCGCATCGACGACGGCAAGCGCGGGGTCCTCGCCCTCCCCGTCGCGCACGTAGATGCCGACCTGGAGGAGCCAGAGGTAGGAGGCCTCGCCGCCGTCAACGAACAGCCGCTCGGGCTCGGCGGGGAGCGTTGCGAGCGCGAGGTAGGCGGGCGCGGCGTTCAGTCCCGCGGGCGGCGGGCGGTTGGCGAAAAGGATCGGCAGATCCCCCCCGTCCTCGGCGCGCCCGGCGGCGAAGGCGACGAGCGCGGCGTTGAAGAGATCGCGAAGTTCAGTTTCCACGTCGCGCCCTCCGCGTCTCGGCGCGCACGATCGCGGGGAACTCGATGAGCGAGATCTCCATCATTCCCGTGGGCGCCTGGGCGCTGTGCGAGCCGTACTCGATGCGCCGCGCGTAGAGCTTCACGTTGATCATCGTGAACACCTCACCGGGACGAAGCGCGTTGACGACCGAGGCGATGTCGACGCGCTCGCTCCGCCCGGCGCTCGGGCCGTTGACGTTCCGCGCGCGCACGCCGCGCCCGATCCCCGGCGTCCAGCTCGCGCGAAGGGCGCCGGTGTCGACCGGCGTGCGGCTGACGACACGCGAGGCGAGCGTCGAGCAGCTCCCGCGCGCGATCGCGGCGAGGCGCCGCTCGTAGAGCGCGGTGATGGATTCGAGCGAGGCCATCGTCAGAGCCTCGCGATCAGTCGATAGAGGATCGCCACGTCCCCGGGCTCGAGCGGATCGACGGCGACGATCGCGAAGTCGTGCCCCTCGCCGCCGGGCCCCCTGTCGCGGAGCCGCATCGAGAGGAGCGGCTCGACGCGGGCGTCGAGGAGGTAGAGCCGGTCGGTCGCGGGGTTCAAGTTCCCCTCGATCTCGCGAAAGCCGAACTGGGTGTCGCCGCCGAAGGGCAGCGCCATCGCGACGATCGGGATCGGTGTCCCGGGCGTCGACTTCTTCCACGGCTGATCGCTCGACTCCCCCGCCGGGACGAGCGCCATCTGTCGACCGTGCTTCGCGATCGCACGCTCGGCCGTCGCCGCCGCTCTGACGTGGGCGGCGGTCATGCCCGCATCAACCGTCGCGGAAGG